GTCATGTTCAATTTTTAATCTGGCAAGTGTACTCGTTTGTTTCTTAGTTTGTGTGTCAGCTTCCATGCCCATAGCTTGAGCAAGTTCAGCAAAGTTTGACGTATTTAATGTTGAAATATCTGTACTCATATAGTCCTCTTATAGTTCAGTTTGATTTAACCAATCGTTTCCGATCTTCCCTTCTAACAACAACGGCACATTTACTTCAATGCCGTACCTAGCCTTGATTACATCTACTAGATTCTTTTGTACATCCTCAATGATATCAATTACTTGTTGCTCCTCATCAGGATGTACATCTATCACGATAGAATCGTGTACAGAGTTTACTACACAACTCTTATAACTGTCAAGTTTATTATATAATTCTACCAAAACTACTGGTACAATATCTGCCGTGGCAAAAGATTGTACTGGGTAATTTTTAATCTGGGTAAAGTTTGTTACTGTTCCATCTCTTCTCCTTTGTATATTAGGAAAAGAAAACTCTCTACCACTAGGTATACGAATGAACCCATGTCCGACTGCTTGATTAGCTAGTTTCTTATGCCACTTACCTATGCCCTTATACTTTTCTATAAAGTGTTTGTAGTAGGTAGCTTCAGCTTCTGTTCTGCCATAACCTGTGGCCCCATACAACGGAGCAAAGGTATGCATCTTAGCAACCTGTCTCGATGTAGGTTGTCCTGCATCTGATATAACTTTTGCGGTGTAGCTATGTACATCAAAACCTTCTGTTACTTCTTTCATGGCAATGGGGTCTTGACTTAGATAAGCTGCTACCCTAAATTCTAACTGGGCAAAGTCGGCTTCTAATATCTTGCCACCCTGGAATCGAGACACAAATACTTTCTTGACAGGAAAGGTAGAACCTCTGGGCATGTTTTGCATATTAGGATTAGCTCCACTGAATCTACCTGTAGAAGTTGTATGCTGATTTAGTGTTACATGTAGTAGTCCGTCTTCTTTTACAAAGTCTTTAATACCTTCAACGAAAGTAGATAAATAACTTGTGATAGCTGATAGCCTTCTAAGTTTCGATAAAAACTCAGATGCTTCTGTCATACCTTTACTATTTGCAAATCTCTCAAGTATTTCTAAGTTATCTTTAGACGTACTAAACCCACTAGCACTAGCCCACTTTGCACTGGGGGGATTGAATTTAAGTCCTGCTACCTGATTTGTTTCTTCATAAACAAAACCAGAACCACCACAAACATTACACTTAGTAGGTTTCTTAAATGGATTGCCATCCTTTTTTGTTTTGTAGAACTGTCCTCTACCTTTGCACTTGCCACACTGCTTTGCTTTTGTTTTAAACAAAGTTTTAAAATGCTTTCGGATAAGTCCTTTGAAAACATTTGTAGGTGTATGAGGTTCAATGCAAGAGTGCCATGCATTTTTATCCAGGGGTTTGCGACTAAATAAAACCCAAGATAATTGTTCAGTGCTACCTAGATTAATCGGGGTATCACCCATAAGTTTTTTTGTAAAATCTTGTAGGCTAGTTTCTAGTTCTAACTTTTCTTTCCTAAACTCTTTTTCTACATCATCGAGTTTGTCCATGTCTATTTTAAAACCAGACTGATACATCCTAGATAACACCACACATACTTCATTAGTTATATCAATTACATTTCTTAGTCCAGAGTCTTTATTAGAATCTAATCTAACCTGCATTTTTTCATACAACTCTTTTGTACACGCAAGATCACATTGAAGATAATAATCTAATTCTTTTCTAGGTATCTCCCTGGTGCTATAACCTTTTTTAAAATACTCTTTTAAAGTATCTTGTTTTTTAACAGAGCAATCATACTTTTCAGCAACTACTTCTAAACTTAAAGCTTGTTTGATTCCTCTATTGAGTATATATTCAGAGAGCATTGTGTCGTACACTCTTCCTGTATATACGAATCCTGATTCCCAAAGCCATAGTAGGTCGTGAGAAATATTATGACCAACAAGAGTAGTAGTCTCATCTAAAAACCTTTGAACTGCATTTCGGTTAGATACAACATCATCGTTTTCATTAAGGTCACAATGGTCGAAAATATAAGTGGATGGATCTTTAGCATCCAGTGGGTAAACACCAACCATAACCAAAGAGTTTGTCCTCTCGAATGGATCAAGGTGTTTCTTATGGTTCTTAAATGTAACTGTATTTTCAACATCAAGTATTGTTGTAGTCATCAAGTAGCCCCTTTTTTTGTAACCTTGCAATGATTACTTTTTTTATTATGTCTTTGAAAAAATAACTGTACCCTATATCATCTGCTTCTTTTAAGAAATCTCCAAGAGGAGTCTTTAATACTTCTCCATGCTCATCTTCTATTAAGTTATCTAATTTTATTTTCATATATTTTCTCCTTGCGTATGGAGTATTAATTACTTTATCTATTCTACTAAAGATACTCACGATAAGTTTTATGATATCAAGGTATATTTATGAATATAATTCGTAGAACTTATCATACTGGACTTTGGTTTCTTCCAACAGTAACTTCTTTTTTTACCGACAGCTTCTGTAGTAAGTTTATTTTTTTGTTCTAACCCTTTAAATAATATGTTTGGATCTGGTACATTTTTAAATTTATGTATCATTACATAAGTTCTTCTCTCTGCTCTACAATTTCTCATGATGTATACTCCCCTGTATTAAAATCAAACTCACAATTAACAATGCGATGAACTCCCGATATTTTATTTTTAACCACATTTAAAAATCGTATACCATCGTCCTCTGTCTGGTCATTAAGAGGTCTGTTCTTTGCTATCAGAATCATTAAATCAGACTCTCCTGCTAAACCAGTTTTACTACCCTCAATCATAGCTTGACTTAATCGAACTTTATCTTCTGCTTCTGCCGATAATTGAGTGCAATAGACTACTAAACAACCATACAGTTTTCCTATGTTCCTGGCATAAATAGCATTAGCTTTTAATGCTTCATGGTTGTTTGAAAATGAACCTTCTTCAGCAAACTTGCTACCAATATCTAATACAACGATGTCCGGTTTATTCTTTTTAATTACAGACTCTGCCCAGGACATTGTTCTACCTGTAGCATCCACAAATTTTATATTATCTTTGATTGAATCGTACAATCTATAAGCCTGTTGTTTGTTTTGCTTTATCTGTTCCAATGACATACTAGTGCAAGCAGTCATATATCGGGTTGCCACCCTTTCTGGCTTTTCTTCATTACATAAAACAAGTATTTTTGCATTTTGATGCGCCCAACCATTGGCCCCTGCACATAAACTAGCATGGAAACTAGACTTACCCACATTAGACCTGGCTCCGATAACAAATAACATACCCTCATCTAGTCCCTGGACAGATTTGTATAAAGAATTGATATTAAATTTATATTTTGTGTTTGTATTTGCACTATTAAGTAAATTATCTACTGAATTGTCAACAAAATTTACTTTAACAGTAGGTGTAAAATCATCCTGGTAATTTTCTAACAGATTTCTAAGGGGTTCCATTGTTGTTATATCTCCATTGACACACTGAAACCCCAGGTTAGCTATCTCTTGACCTATAAATTGCCTAAACATATCAGATAATACTTCGTCAGATATATCTGAACCTACAACTGAGCTATTATTTATCTGCCCAAAGATAAGTTCATATTGATGTTTCTGTGATGTAGTTAATGTAGGATTCTTAGAGAAAAATAAACCTTTCACTTCATCCAGAAGCAAATCTCTATCAAACTGCTCCATTGCATAGTCAATAGTTTCTTTTATCTTTCGTAAATCTTTTGTGAATACTTGAGTGGGGCATTTGCCACCCCGAACTGAATCATAAAACTCTTTATTTAGTAGGCTCTTTAATATCTGTTGTTCCATTGAACTCCCTTTTAAGTTTGTGTAAGTATGCAATATCTTCTGCCCGTCTGTATTTTATATCATCCATCAACTTTAATGCAAATGCATCAATCCCATTAGCCTTTAGCTTTCTAGTGTATTCAATAGTCTTAGGAGCTGCATCAGGATCGAGGGCCACTATAACTTTCTTATAGTTTTTTAATCCTAGTATGTGCTCTTGATTAATTGATGTACCTAAAATAGCAACTCCAGTAAGTCCAAGAGTTTCTACAACAGATGCACTGGTACAGTCCTCAACGATTACAGCAATGGTACAAGTACCTCTAATAAAACCATCAGCTTCACTACCATATCGTTTCCATTTAGGTGTTTTATTAGAGTCTACTGCCCTTCCTATGGCATCTATCATCTTGTTTTCAAAGAACATTGGAAATACGATTCGATCTTCTTTGACATCATAATGTAGAGATAATTCGTGCGAATCTATTCCGTACCTATTGCAATATTCATCTAGTACTTCCTGCTTAGTCCCTTTGACTACACTCTCAGGTAAAACAAACTTAGTAACCTTACCTACATTCAAACCCTCAAAGGCTTTCTCTGCATCTATATTAAATTGTGCATCCATACGTTTTCTAATCTCCTCAACTGTCATATTAATTCTAGTAGACCCTGATAGATTGCAACTGTTAGCATAACAATTCCAAAGTAACTTACCCATTTTGTTTGTAGCTGTAAAAGTATTACCTCGATGGCAAGACGGACATTTACCTCTGTGTCTTTGCCCGTCTGCCAAATCAAGTTGTTCTACAAACCCTCTTATGTTAATCATTTACACGTTACTTGACAGGTGGAATACAATTCTTGCTTCAAAGGTTTAACAAATTCTTTTTGAAGAGTTACTGAATTAATATGTCTAGTGTTTTTGTCATCAGAAACTTTCTGCCAATCCGGGGTATCAACGTACTCTAGAATTAATCTCTCTCCCCCATGCGTTTCCTTGACTACTGTAGCCACTTGTCCTGTAGGTGTAATAACTTTATCGCCTGATTTGTAATCATATATTTTATAAATTGTTGCCATATCTTATCTCCTATAGTATATCACCGGCCCCTGCCTCATGTCGGAGTCTACAAGCTTCCTTCGCACTTGTCAAGGTATTTTTCATGTATGGTTTTAAAGACTGTGGGTTTGCGTGTCCTGTAACCGACATGATTTGCCCAAGAGATACCCCTGCTTCTACCATTTGAGTAGTACCTGTCCTTCTCATATCCATTATCCATAAATCACTAGGCAATCCTGCTTCCTCTCTAATCTTTCTGGCCTTAGTGCCTAATGTAATTTTGCAATAAGGTTCTGATACTATTTCTCCCCGAATAATTTTAGGAGCTATATATTTTTGAAAACCTATCTGTTCCTTTTGTTGCACCAGTACTTTGTGTATCTCATCATTAGCAGGTAAATGTACTTCGGCCCTTCTTTTAGACTGTTGTAACTTTAATTCTCTTTTATCAAAGTTATAGTGGTCAAAAGTTAGTAGCCGTATATCCCCTGGCCTTTGACACCAGACATACATCAAATGAAATATAACTCCGACTGACCTGTATTCAAACTTGCTATAGGCAGTATCTAAAAACTTTTTAACCTGGTCTACTTGCCACACTTTCTTTCTAGGATTATGAGATAACAAAGTAATCTTAGAGAATGGATTGTTCTCTATCAATCCCACTTGTATGGCATGGTTAAATGCCTTATTCATACTGGCCTTAACATGATTGGCAAAGGGTATAGTCTTCTTGCCCTTCCTTTCGGCCCATCTATGATAGGCTTTCTGAGCCGTAGGTATTCTCAGTGTATTAGCTTTCATATACCCTAACAGCTGCCCATCAACCCTAGTATTTAGAGCAGTCTCGATGTTATATGCATAGCTTTGTTTACTTACATCCGATAAATTTCGATAGGCTAGAGATCCAAAGTAATCCCTAGCCACATTTTGTACTGTAATATTTCTCATCACTCCCATCCTTCTAAATATTTTTTCCAGTTCGGTACAGATTCCTCTAAGAAATCTGCAACTTCCTTTGCACATTCCTGGGAAACACTCCAATCAGGAATACCACCGTCTAAACATAAGCCCCCACTGTCTCCCAACCTAGCACCGAACTCATCTCCTAGCATGGTAGTAATGTAGTAGCCACTAACACACTGGCCTAATACTATCTTGCCTTCTTTGTCGTGAGGATATCTGCCGTCATACCATATAACTATAGGTTCCTGTTTATAAGCATCTTCCTTTGGGCCTTGAATAAGCACTGTCCAGGGTTGATTAGTCTCTGGGTCTACAAACTTTTTTATGATAGGAAACTTAGGTTCTCCAGACATAGCCTGGTACTGGCTACTGTGTAAATCTTTAATCATGTTTATCGCATTCATATTAATACTCCCTTTCTTCTGTTGTTATTTCGCCAGAACCACATAAGTGATACTCTACCATAGCATTGACATTTTTTTTGTCAACAAAAGTACCAATAACATTATCTGGTTCCGAACTGTTGGTATAAAAATACAAGTGGCAAGTGTCTCCTGAATGATGATGTATTTCTACACACCGGTTCCCTGCCTTTTTATACGTCACTTTTTTGGTAAACATTTTTTTCACTCCAATCTTTTTTTACAGTGTTTACATGGGCAGTAATTAGTCTTAGTCTTTTGAAATACAATACGCATAAAACTATATCGATTGCTAACATAAATGTTAGGGCTACAGTAGCACCACCACCCATAGCATAAAAGGCTATGCCTTTATCTAGTGGCCCCATGTAGTAGCTGATTACATCTCCAAAAAAATACATAAATGCTACACCCCAACATAATGCTATAAAGATTGCTGATACAAAGGTTACTAATAGTTTTGTGTTCATAATTAAATCTCCCTTTTAAAATTGTATTGAACCTAAAATAACTACACATACTGCTATCAACCACCATACTAAATCACTCATATTACTCCCTTCCTTTCCTACGAGTTCCGAATACTGTACCTTTATCGGCATAAAGAAATAAACATTTAGATTCCAATTGCTCGAAAGTAAAATCCTCAAAAGTGACATCGGCCCTGCCTAATTTATAGCCATCGTCCTTTCCAACTGAATAAGCTTCTGTCCATAAATCAAACACATTACTGTCATAGTTTTTAAGGAAACCCCAGGCAAACCACACACCGACTAAAAAACTAATGATTATTTTCATAAGACTATCCCACAGAGCTACCTAAATTTTTACCATCCATCACTCTATACACATCATTCCTACGAAAATTCTTTCCGTTTTTTTTGTTGATTCTATTTCTTTTGTACTCAATATTGGCTTGCTTCTTTTTTGTAGATGCCCTTCTATTTCTCTTTTGCCTGTTCATTTTATAACAACCCCCCTTTTGAATTTGTCGTACACTTCATTAGCTACGTTGATTGCTTCCCTTCCTGTATCAAAATTTTGATAACTCTCCCTGAGTTTTTTCACATCATAGTAATGCACAAAAAAACCTTTGCCGTCTGTGCCTACCATCATATGTAGTACTTCGGGTATCTCATATTTACATATGTTTTTCCGTTTTGTTTCTGTCTCTGGCATTTCACTTCCCTTTCCTTCTAGTTAATAAACCTTTACCAATTTAGAGAGCACTGTATTCAAGATAGACTAGAAGAATTATCTAGCTACCAGTCGGCCTTTGAGTTTATGCCCTGCATCTGTTTACCGAATACAACTACTAGGTTCCCATGCATTGTCCCCGTTTGTCGTAGTGATTGGCCCTGCTTATCCCTGCCTTCCTATGGACATGACCCCATATTCCAACTCAGACTTACTCAGCTTACCCTGACCTGACCCTTGCTTACCCCCTCAGGATTAAGTAAGGGTCAGTTCGGTCTGCTAGTGTGGCTTAAACTTTTAAGTACCCCGAACACTTGTCAATACAGTACTCACTAAATTGTTAAAGAACACATTATAAAAACTTAGTAGGCACCATATCTTTCCACCAATACTCTAGAGTCTCTCAACACCTGCTCTATGACTGTCGTATGTGCAACTTAAATGTTGATACCGTCAACGAGGCTCTTTCAAGGATACTCTCCTGAGTCTAGAATATAACTGAGTGTTCTAGACCACTCCAATATGATGCCTACTAAATTTTTAAAGAACATATTTACTACACATAGTCACTACTAAAATCTGTCAATTCTATTTTATTCTGTCTTTTCAATTCCCTTTCAATGTACCCGAATAAAATATTCCTAACCTCTGAGTCCATAGCTTCAGAATATTTTTCATTCGATGCTACTTTCTCTAATCTTTCCCAGGCATATTTAAAATATTTTTTAGGGCAACAAAAATTTTTATTAACTGTACCTTTATAAATGCTTTCAATTCTTTTGTTGCCTTGCCTGGTAAACATTCCCATTTCCATTTTTTTATTTCCCTTTCTTAGTCTGTTTGTTATATAAATCTAATGCCTTCTGAATATGATAGAAAGCTTGTATAACATTCATGCTCCCTAGTCTAGTCATTTGGCCCTTGTTACTTTTAGATATTACCTTTGTATCTACTACTTGAAAGATAATACCTGGAACCATTTTGTTTGGTATAAACTTTATAAGATTGTCAAACTTAATCATTTTTTTCCCTTTCATTTATTGTTGTTTAGTTAGTAAATTAATTATAATTCTGTGCCTTTCAGTCTGTCAATAATTAATTTCAGCTGCGTATCATTTATGCAACACACCTAGTATTTTTTCTGCCTTGTCTGTTGCTTCATCCACCGATACATTTTCTTTTATTAAGATCTCATCCCTTAGTCTGCATACGTCATCGTATTCGCCAGGATCTACAGTAGCCTTCCTGGGGGTATAGAAATAATTCTTTACCGACTCATTAAAACTTTCCACAGTGAAAGATTTTTTTGGGTAGTCTTTTATTTTGTATCTTAGACTAGGTAACAACACTTTCTTTTTATATTTCTTATCGGCATGGAAATAAATATATCTGTGTTTCCTGGGCCTGTCTATTGTATAAAATATGTCTGGGTTGTCCCGTCTATATTGCAATGTATAATTCCTAGTAATGTCCCGTTGATGCCCTTTAAACCCTACCATTTTCCAGTCTTTATGCTTATCTGATAGGCCGGTATAAATAAAATTAGTGGCCTGGTACACTATTCCCTCATGGTTTTGTTCTGTGTCTGCATAGCTTACGATTATCAATGGTTTCGGTAGTAGTTTAATTGATTGCCCTACTAAATAACTGGCCTCATTCTTTTTATTATTTTTTAAAACTAGTCTATTTAATTCGATAACTATTCCTTGATATTCAGGGCCACATATACCCTTACATAATGATCTACTGGCCGGTATACCATAGCAAACAACCCCGACTAATTTCCCATTCTCATACAACCCAAACTTATATTTAATCTGTGGCATTCGTTTAGCATAATGAATATTTAAAATATAATCTTTTGTATCGTTGTATTCTATTTCTTTAACCTGGTAGTTTTTCATTTTATTATTTCCCTTTTAAAAATTTCTCTAGATCTTTACTCTTTACAGTCTTTAATAATTCCATCATTGCATCTAAACCTGTATAACTTTTTTTGTTTCCTGTCTCTGAGTAATATAAATCATTCTCGATAATTATATCCTCTAGTTTACACAGTACAGCATAGACTAAATTTTTTCTGTCTAATTCCTTCTGTCTTTTTTCTGTGTCTGCATTTCCTGGATGATATATTTTCGTTTGTCCTATTTGATTAGCCATTATTACTCTCCCTTTTATTCATAAGTGTATACACACTTGAAAAAATTTAAACTTGCTAGTCTATCTATTTCTTCAAGGGACATACATTTTTTATTTGTAAAGCATGCCATTAATTTTTTTGAGTCGGAACAGTCAGGAAAATACCTTTTGTTTCCGTACTGATTCTTAACCCTGAAATATAGGGTTGTTTTTTCTGTCATCATAATTTCTTTATAGTGTGTAGTGTTGGTATACATTTTATTTTTTCCCTTTTATATATACTGTTTCCTTTTGTCTAACATAAAAAATTCTAGGATTAAAAACAGAATCTGTTGGGCCTATGGCCCTGGCTGTCCTGGTGGATTGTTTTATCCCTTTCTGATCATCTTTATAAAAGACTGTACCAATTGAAATATTTTTAAATTCTGTAAACATTTTTGTTCCCTTTCTATTTGTCATAATATTTTCTGCAAGCTTCATTGTCATAGTACTTTTTAAAAGTTTGATCGTCTAAAACTTGTATTGATTCTGTTACAGCCTGGTTAATCTTATCCCTTATAATTTTAGCTCGTAAGGGGTATGCGTTTGACAGTACCCATTCGATTTCACGTTCGGCTATACTGTAAATTTCGTCTAGTTTTGATCTAACGTGATCAATCTGTTTCTGTGTTCTTTTTTGTGTAATTGTTTTTGACATTTTGTTTTTTCCTTTCTTGTTGTTATAACTTGATTATAATTTACTTAAATATTATTAGTCAATAGTTAATTTAAAAAAATAATTGGGCCTTATATTTCAAAGGCCCGATGGTTTATTATGCTACTTTCTTATTCATATTATTTAATTCTTTTTCCGTAGCTTCTACTAGAAAGTTAAAAGCTTTTTCGGCCTTAGAACATGCAGATATCAATTTTGTTGGATCCTTTTTTAAACCCTTATACCAGGAATTTAAATAGCTTACATGATTCAATGAGACTTCAGAACATTTAATATTGAAGTAATTATCTAGTAGTGAGCTAGAAAATTCTGCAATTAATTCTTCAAATGCGTATGCAGAACCCCCAAAAGAGCCGGATAAATCCCTATTTAATCTAGATTTATAGCCCGTAGCATGTGAGCATTCATGGAAAAAAGTACTCATATCATGTTCTATACTTTTAAATGCCCCTTTAACCGGTAAAGTTATACTATCAAATGAAGGGTTATAACAGGCCTGGTCTACTTGTTTCCTTTGGATACCATTAGAAAGCTTTAAACCTTTTTCCATTGCAATTTCTATATCAGTCAAAGGGATTTCCGGTAAATCATTCTTAGGTTTATACTTACTTTCTATTTTCTCAATGATTATATCTGCATCCTTATCTTTTCCTATCAATTGGGAAAAATTCATAACATTATAATATTTATACATTTGAGAAAAACCCATTACAACATTTCCGTTATCATCCCTTATTACTTCATTATCTTTTTTCTTTTCATACATGGTACGGGAATAAAAGAAAACATTTGAGTATTTTTCCCCTTTGATAATCTTTTTTGTTGTATCCATTCCGAACAATTTAACCATGTTGGGAAATGTTACCCATAGAAAAGAATTATAATTTTTTTTGTTCTGTTGATAGGCCAGGAAAAAAGCATTTGAACCGGAATAAATAGTTCCGGTAACTGGGTTCCTATGCCCTTGTAAATTAAACTTTGAAGCATCCCAGGGTTTAATATATTCATTTTTAATATTATCAGGATTAAACATTTGCTCTATGATCTCCTGGAGAATTTTATTACCTGAAACTTGTTTTTTTGTGAGTGTATTTTTCATTTTGTTTTTTCCCTTATAAAAATTAAATTAATCTAAATCTCTTATATCTTTTAATAAAGATATAGTGATACAAGGTTCTTTATTATTATTATCATGTTCAGGATATGTTTCAGCAAAGTTAATCAAAGAATCTAATAATTGATCTACTAATTTAAAATCTTTTTCTGGTAACTCTTTGCGTAATTTATCCCAATGCGTGTATAACTGGTATTCTGCTAAATCTGAAGCTTTTTCAAACATGTTGTACCCCTTATATTAAAGTTCTATGTTGTTATCAATCTTATAATTCATTCTCATTTCGTCAATAGCAGTATATAAAAACATCAGTACAGCTAAAACGAAAACTGAATGTCCCAACGTACTAAGTATATCGAAGAACAACCACCAGGCCATTGAAAATAGAAAACTGTTAATAAATGCTAGTGTTACGATGAAGTCAAAATATTTAAACATTATTTATTTCCCCTTATAAAAATTATTTACTGTTAAAACGTT